AGAACTAAAATTGTGCGTAGCACTTAACAGTTCGCCTAAGAAAGATGTGCACATTGATTGGGTATTAGCCATGATGTTTCCTTTAGCCTAAAGAGGCAGCAAATAAATCAGCAAAGGGGGATTTTTTTAAAGTTACATGAGCCGAGCGGTGTACCAATTCATCATTTAAATAGTACTCAACCCAAGTCGTGTATTCGTTTTCATCGTCAACAGTACCCTCTTTCTTCACAAGAAGAGAGTCATCCATATCACCTTTTGTGGTTGTGATAATCAATTTGAACTCCTAATCAATGCTGTTGTTGGTGAGTTGGCGGGCATCGTAACGGTAAAATTAACTTGTGTTTTATCCGCCCCAAAGTCAATCACACATACCGATTTATTGCCTTTACTTTGATTATAAAGTAGAGCACACCGAGCAGTGATATTAGAGTTAGCCCAAACAACGTTATTAAAATTAACATAGGCTATATATCCCGATGTATTAACTGTAGCCCCTGTGACTTGAACACCCCCTGCGGTATACCCTGCGCTTACTATTTCGTTAGAAGAAGAATATACAGTTGTGTCAGGCCCTAAATTAGCAAAGCTAGTATAAAGAGCCATGTACAAAGTATCCGTCAAAAGGTTATGTACCCCTTGATAGAGCTCTGCTTTAAAGCTGGTGGTTTGAGTTTGGATTATGCTCATGATACTGGAATCCTTACTTGGCCATCACGATAAGCATCCATACGGAGTTTCCCATCTCCCAAATTCTTGAGGAGGGCTATTGCTTGCACGTACCTATCTTGGTACAACTTGAGCATACTATCTTCGCCCTTGGTATATGTAATGGCCTCAACCAAAGTACCATTCAAGAGGGCTGAATCAAAATTATCCCCAAGCCATGTTTCACCTGCGGGGTTATTAATTGTACTAACTTGTACTGAAAAACCCACGCCCCCACTACCAAATGTAGCTGTGAGGTTATCACCAACAACGTAGAGGCAACCACCATTAACTATGGTGGCTGAAGTTACAACATTGCCGCTAACAATAATAGTAGCACTAGCGCCGCTCCCAGACCCGCCAGTAAGAGCAACATTGTAATAAGTCCCATTGGTATACCCTGAACCTGCGCCTGTAAGTGATAGCCCTGTGATGGGGGCTTGGATGATTGATGGAGGATAGTAGTAATAGTGCAGCTCGGCTGTATATGCCATATTGGGTGTTGGCCCAATAATAAATGTCAAATCTGAAGGATTACCAGACTGAGGGCCGAAGATGGCATAGTGCTTGGGCTGGCCTGTTGCACTAGGGTTAGGATAGGCTTCACGAATGAAGTTCACATCTTTGTTCAACAGATATAGGTAGTTTCCCGTAGATCCATCTACAGGATATACAGCCAGTGAATACACTGCCAAGAAATCATTGGGGCAAGACAAATATGGATTACTGCTGGTCACTGTCCCATAAACATTCTTACGAAGACTGGGAAGCTGCACCGTGTTATAGATGCGTTGCTCCGCCTGTTCAATCATGCGGTTGATATCCGCCGTCGGGAAATTATTCTCAACGTAAGCGTTTACGGCAGTGACTAGGTCGCTGTAATACATTATGCCATTGGCCCTCTAGACATACGACCTTTGGTAGCAGCACCTGCTCCACGCATTTCAATGCCTGAAGTTTTTGTAGGTGGATACTCATTGCTGCGGCTATTGGCTACAGACACATTTGCATTACGCAAGTATTCTGTATTGTTCGACACACCAGCTTCAAAGTGTAAAGGCTTACCAGAATCAGTATGAGGTGCGGCATAAACAACAGCGTCCCCTACTTCTTTACCTTTTATTTTTTTGCTGAATTTAGCCATATTAACCGCCTCTTCCAGTGTTACGTTGGTTCATAACCTTGGCCATACCACGACCATGCTGCATCATGGCTTTGCTAGTCATCCCACCTGCGGCCATGTGTTTGCCGTGGTGCATTTTAGCTTCATGATGTTTAACTTCTTTTTTTGCTTCTTTATCAGCAATGTGTTTAACTGTTTTCTTATCCATTTTCAACTCCCTGTGATAGTGACTGTACCCACATATGTTGTTGCAACCAAATAATTGGGTGTCAACGCCGAATCAAAACTGCTTGCTCCGCCAACAGGATTCCACCCCCACTGAATATCCCTTGAACCTCCCGAAGGATAGCCCAAGACATTGAGACCTGACTGCACATATGTGATGTCCGGCCTTGGTTGACGAACCGCTTGCGGGTCATCGACTGGATACATGCCCAATTGCAACTGAGGGTGATCAGGATCCCAGCACTCAGGACAAACTTTCAGTTGATATAGTTTAGTCTTAATGACCTCCATTTTCAACTGTTTTAATTTGTAGCGCTGCCCACACCGATCGCACTCGGCAATTGAGTACTTGCCAGAAGCGAACCTATTTCCCACTAAGTGCCCCCGCCAATGAACATCTGACGCGGTACAAGGCGTAACGCAGCTTTCTCACGATCTTCACCCGCCGCCAATTCATATTGTTCATCATACACCTGCTTTAACATTTGTATTCTGGGCATGAGCTCAGGGACTTTCATGGCGATGTGGTACGCCAATCCTGCGGCAACGACGGGCAAAAACCTAAACGACATATCGCCAGTATTTATGCCAGTTCCTGAATCTTGGATCCTACGCATACGCCAATACACAAATGTGTACGTGGTCGAACCGTCTGGCGTGGGCCACACAGTGATGGCTGGAAGCTGCGGAACGTAGATTGCTGTGGTTGTGCCTCCGCCAGTATAGGCAGTGGCTGTGGTGTTGTTCTGGCCTCTAAAGCATCCGCCCAAAGTATTGCCTGAAATGTATGAATACCACACGATTTCACCAGTCGTAGACCCAAGTTGGATGTAGCCTTGTGCGGCCATATCGTAGGTGCTGGTAAGCGTGATTGAGGTATCTGTAGTACCTATGCTTGTGGCAAGGTAAACGGGCACAGGCTGCGTTTGCGCAGGGGGCATTGGGGTTGCGTATAGCTGGTTGGTTTCGCCTGAATTGCGTTGAACCATGACCTGTATGGGCCTAGCTTGTTGCAGTTTGTTTGGGATGGTGGCATAAGTGGGCATACTTATGCGGGTGATGTTCAAGTCAGCTTGGTTGTTTTGCTGATTGGCATTGGTGCGGATCACGTGATCGAGCAAGTCAATGGTATCGAGCGGGATTGGGTAGGTATTCAATCCTTGAACAAACGTAATGGACTGCTGTTGAATTGTCCACATATTGATGCCACGATTTGACCATTCGATGGTCATCAGGTTCATTGACCTGCGAGCAGTACGCAAGTCATACCCCGTACGCATTTCACGGCCAGCACGCTCCCATGCTTCCTCGGCTATATCCGTGAAGTCAAGGTCGAATGCAGATGTGCCGGAAGTGCTCATTTAGTCGATCTCATGTTATCAATCAAATTAGGATATGGACGTCCAGCTTTTTTAGCAGCCGCTTTTGCTGCCGCTTTCTTAGCGGGACTAAGTTTTTTATGCTTTTTAGCAGGGTTAGGTTTGTCCCAGACTTCGCCGCCTTTTTTGTAGAGCGATACATCTTGGGGTTTATCCTTACGATGTATCGTTTTTCTACCCGGCATTTTTGACGGGTTAATGACCCCCATGCCACGGCTAGCCATCATTACATTCTCCCACCACCGCAAGCACATTTAGTAAGGCCCTTGCGAGCTATACCATCAGCACGTTTGGAAGGAGAAGCCATACCGCCTTTGGAGAATCTTGAACCGGGAAAGGATGTACCCATTGGCTCTGGACTATAAGGCTTTCTTGGGGTACTTCTAGTCATCTTTGGTGCTTCAGCAGCACTTTTACGGCCTCGGCTAACACCTCTCTCAGCATCAGCTAGTCTGTTACTTTCGCTTGCAGCGTTTGCTCTAAGTGCTTTCATTGCGGTATCTGAAGTACCAGCAGGAGCGTTCCTTAGCATCTCGCTGTAAGAAGAAGGGCCAGACTTTGCAGGAGCAGAGCCATCACGACGCTTCAACCCTTTTTGGGCATTTAAGTAGTCGCGCAAATTATCATAGCCGGAAGCGGCTAATTGCTCCTTGGTAACGACTGCAGATTTTGCAGCAGCCTTAGGTGCAGGTGTTGAAGGCTCAATATCCTCAGCTTGGGAGCTATATTTAGCACCCGTTTCTGAATCAAAATCATCACTAACATCGCCGCCTTCGTCGTAATGTCTCTTGTGCTTAGCCATGCTCAGCTCCTTATTTGTGCCCGTGTTTGTGCATTTTTTCGACGTGTTCATGGTGATGAACGTGTCCGCCGTGTTTCATGTGGTGTCCATCGTGGTGAGCCACATGTTTGGCTACATGCTCGTGATGGTGAATGTGGCCGCCGTGGGCATGATGGTGTCCCTCATGGTGTTTCATGTGGTGTGCAACGTGCTCATGGTGGTGTTTTACGTGTCCGCCGTGCTTCATGCCGTGAACATGGTGGTGTTCTTCGGGATGTGGGTGCTGAACATGGTGCAATTCAGTCTTACCGTGGTGTTTTGCACCACCGCTATGGAAAGGATGCTTGTGGTCGGCAATATGATCGTGATGTTTCATGATTTTTCCTTACTTTTTATGGGCTCTTCCGCCATGTTTCATACCCAAAGGCTTACCTGCGCCCATTTTTGGCTCTAAAGCGCGTGTATGGCCACGTTTTTGGATGGTGTGCTCACCATGTTTGAGCTTACCGCCCACTTCAGCCTTGCCCATCTTAGCAGTTGTGATACCGCTTTTCTCAGCAACGCCATGCTTACCAGTGGTCATGCCACCAGAAGCCATTTTTTTGACGTGATGTTTAGCGTGACCGCCGTGTTTCATGCCTTTTGCCTCAGAACGCTCTTCTTTAGCAAGCTTTTCGAGGGTCTTTGCTTGACGCATTTCTTTCATTTTTTCCGATTTCATGTTTCCACCTTGTTTAAATGTGCGGCCTTTGTCCGCTTTACTGAACTCTTGCCCCACATTTTGAGGGACTCCTGCTTTCTTGGCGAACGATGGATTATGGGCCACCGCCTCCATGAATCTGTGTTGCTTTGCACTTGTACTTGGCATTATCCTTTGTCTCCACGATACCTTGTATGCCCTCTTTGTGCAATACCATCAGCACGTTTGGAAGCATGAACTCTACCGCCTTTTTTCTTACCTATAGTATCATTTTCCGCACTAGGAATATCAACAGGCTTACCATAACCTGCTCGATTACGTGAAGTACGACCGTCCGATGTTGTACCTTTTGGGTATTGGTCAAGCATACGTTGGTCTAAAGCCTCTGCTTCTTCTTCCTTTGCATTTAACTCTTTGTTTAGTGCATCATACTCAGCACGGCCTTTGTCTGAATGAGTGCCAAAAACATAGTTATAGCGTTGGGCATCAGCGCCTTCTGCCACTTCTTTTCGTAATTGGCGGGCGCGTTTATTCGATTCTGCGGTTTTATCATTCCAACGATTTGGGCCAACATAGTCACTCATGTTTTACCTCAACAATTCCACGCTCTAAGCGATTTGTTAATCCGACTGTTTGGATCTTTTGCTGTCTTGGTAGAGGTCAGCTTTTTCTTCATTCCAGTCATTCGTGCGCAAAATGAGTTCTTGCGGGATCCGCCCTCGGGTTGGGGAGGCTTTAAATTCATCCCCTCCTTCTTTGCGGATGCCCGACCCTTGGCGTTTAAGCCGCCTTTCGGATTCTTCCCCTCTTTGCGTTGCCATGCGGGTGACTTTGCCATGATTAGGTGCTTCCAACATCGGCGTTTGCAATCAGGATACCGCCAGCAAAAATGCTTGCTACATATGGGCCGCCAGTACTTGATTTGACTTGATACTGTATATCTGTCCCGCCAGCATGTCCTATTGGTACTGTATAAGGAATTTCAAATATCTGCACAAATGGAGACTGAGAAAGCAATGTGGCGTTGCCATTTTCACTGACTGGATACCCATTAATTATTTCATTTGTTGCCAAATTAAATTTGTTGTACTCCGCAAACAGCATGTAAGCACTAGAAGTAAATCCAATACTTGCGTTTGCTTGCACATACGACAAATAAAATGTATATCCTTTTGGTACTGAGTAAATACTCATCTGCGTTTGGCCAATACCAATGTTAATTTGTGCATAAGTCACGCCACCATTTTTACATGTGATCGTGCCTGCATTCAAACCACCACCAACGATATACAAAGCGTTGATACGCAGATAATTGTTAACTGTATTTACGCCCGTAGTACCATTAAGAGTAACGATTTCTTGCTGTAAATTCCAGTTCGCATCCACACCCATAACCATTACAGGCATGGTATCTGTCGTAGTGGATACTAAAGTCATTTGCACAGCGGAGCTTGGGTACGCATACGCACCACCAGACTGTGTTAAACCTTCCCAGCATGGGCCGAAAGCTGTATTAGCAACTTGAGTGCTGTACCCAAAAAGCTGTATAGGATAGTGTTGCCCAATTTGGTTACGGCCTACTTGCAAATCAAAAGGCTCATACCTACCGTTACGAGTTATTGATGAAACTCGTGTTTGCCCAATTGTGTTACTTGCCATGAATAATCTCCTTAAAAGTTAAAGATAGGGGCCGAAGCCCCTAGAGATTAATCAAAGTTACCGTAGGGGTAAGTTGTGGTTGTACCAATGTTCAAGTCAGGTTGTGTATAGCGCACGGTGAAGTAAATAACTCCAGCCAATGAGCTTGCAACCAAGTCAGAAGAACCGCCAGTAATTGCCAACGTAAATACCACTTGTGAGAATGTGCTAGGCTCAACCACACCTGTGGGGTTGGTAAAGTCAGCAGTGGTAGATTGAATTGCGGTTACTTGTGCGCCACTGTAAGTGACGGTTTGACGGCCTGTGCTGGACAATGTGCAAGAAGCATATTGTGAGCCAT